ATTTACACAAACTTGTTTATTTTCATTTAATAATGTAATATATTTTTTATAAGATTGATGAAGTTCACAATAATTATCATTTTCTAATGATTGATTACAACAATCAATACCTTTATTTGTTTTCCCTTTACAAATATTAATTACTTTATTTTCTTTTATTTTTATATTATTATTTTTGCTTCTTTCGCGACATTTTGAACATATTTTATATTCTGTATTATTATCATCTGGCATCATACACATTTTACAGGTTGAACATCTTTTTATAGTTTTAATTTGATTTTCATCGTATATACCATCGTATAATAGATGACGTTTACAATATAATTTATTTGGTAATGAAGTCCACGGACAGGGTTCATTTTTTTGATTAGTACATATACATTTTTGTTTATTCATACAATTAATATATTACTAATCTTTATATAATAACTGACTTTCAGTTTTTTTTATTTACATCTTTAATGAGATAAATAAAAAAACATAATACGATGTTTTACGATGTAAAAACATAATTTTCGTTTTAAATTGCTTAATTGGAATAGGCGGCGCCCGCCATACCACTCATAACACGTAACACATTGTAATTTACAGCATAGATTTTAAGGACAGAGTTGACACCAAGGTGAGAATCTTTGTAATCACCAGTGCCAGTAGTATTACCAGTTCCGCATCTGATTTGGAGGGTAGCATTATCTATTCTGGAGAAATTGCAAGTGCCTGAGGGTTGGTGGTCTTCAGGTTTAAGAGCAAAACTGTATACGTTAATACCATCAGCAGGGGTATTAGAGAAATGTTGCCAAGGTTGAACGTAGTTGAAGTAAGCACCATCTCTTTCTTGGAATCTATCAGAACCATTGAGTTGGAGTTTGGCAGCAACAACAGGGTTATCAGATCTATCAATGTTGTTACCATAGTTGAAGTGGTCATAAACTTTGTATCCGTATTTAGCTAATACAGCTTGACCTTCTTCACCGACAGTGAATAAAGTGACAAGATCTTCAACAGTTAATGATAAATGTTCCATAGTGAAACCATTTTCAATAAGAACAATATTTTCAAGACTGGTTACATTGAGAGACCCTGCATTAAAATCATGTTGAATGAATTGAGCATTGACATATTCATCAACAGCATCTGATTCAGTTTTAGTAGCAGGGGAGCTTACTTCACCTGATTCAGAAGCACTTGAAATACTAACACTATCTCCTACAACAGTAACATCAGCTCTAGTAGCTAACCACATGACTTTACCAAATCTTTCTCTGGCAGCTTCCCAGTTACCATCAGCGGCATAAGAAGCATAAGAAGTTCCTGATTGATATTTATCAAGATGAGAAGCCCAAACAAGGTATTTGCAAGGATGGTTGAAGTTAAGTCTGTATTTATTGGTGATATTGTTAAGGGTTTCATCACCAGTGAATTGGAGTTGTTCAATTAAATATTCGTGAGAAGCTTGAGCAAATCTTTTTCTTTCTTCAGAATCAAGGTAAACATAGTCAATAACAAGGTTAGCATCACTTACAGATACAGCAGGTGCAGAACTGCTAGCAGAAACGTTAACACATTGAGCAGCAGGTCTGAAATCAATGGTAAGTCTAACATCGTGATATTGAAGAGCAATTAAAGGAAGAGCTAAACCATTGTTTCTGTTGAACCAAAGTTGAAGAGGAACGTATAAACTGTAAGCAGGTTTGGCACCAGTAGAAATAGTGGTAAGTTCAGGAACATCACCAACCATTCTAGAGAAACCTCTTTCTTGACCTACTTTGTGAGAAAGTTCATACCAGATATTGAGCCAATCACCATATTGTTCATCAATTTTAGAACCTCCGATTTCGATTTTGTAGTGTTGAACAAGGGCAAGACCAACACGTCTAACATACCCCCATTCTTTAGTATCGTCAGAAGCAACAGCTTTAAGAGTAGCTTGTAAATACATGGGACCAATAAGATCACCATTTCTGTTAAGAGTGCAAGTAACAGTTCTTCCGAACTCAGCAGAACCAGTGAAGGTTTGAGGAATAGGTTCTACAGAGAAGTTAGTATGTCTTCTGTAGATAACTTTGAAAAAAGTAATTTGAGGGCTACCAGTAAGGTAAACATCTTGAGCACCATAAGCGACTAATTGCATTAATCCACCTCCCATTTCTATATATATTATAACATAGAAAAAATTAAATTATTTTTAAATAAAAAATCGCATATTTAAAATAAAATTTTATAAATTAAAAAATATTTTTTTTAAACATTTTTATATTTTTGTAATAAAAACTTATTTTTTAATAAAAAAAAATCATTTTTGTAATAAAAAATGTGAAAATTTAGATTTTATTTACAAAAATTATAATATTTATAATAAATAATTATAATAAATAATAAATAATTATAAGTAATAATAAGTAATAATAAGTAATAATAAATAATTATATTTAAAGATTCTATATTAATTAATATTAATAATAATATACAATGTCTGTTAAACAAAAAAATAATCTTAAAAAACAAAAGTATATTGTCCAGAATATAAAAGAATCACAAACATTAGATAAAAAACATAAAGAAATTATAAAAAGTTTTCAAGATAAAAAAAATAAAGAAGAAGAATTAATAGATGAAATTAATAAGATAAATAATGATATACTTGAAATTGAAAAAAATAGAAATTATTTTAATAATGATACTATTAACAATAGAGCTGATTTATTAAATCGTAAAAATGATTTAGAAAATGATATTAAAAATATTACTAACTATTTTGATGAAATGGATTATTATGATAAAACTGGTGATTTAATTATTGAATATTATCAATTACGTGATAATACAAATGAAGTAAAAGAAACAAAAAATATATTAGAATTTTTAGGTAAGAAAAAAGAAGACCTTCCTGAAAATAAAAATTTAAATAAATCTGATATTTTTAATAGATATTGGGAACGTATTGAAGGTATCCGGATTAATATTGATGATGGTTCTAAAAGAATTAAATATTGTAATGAATGTAATTTTGAAAAAATTTTTGATTTTGCAGAATCAGCATATATTTGTCAATATTGTGGTGATGTTGAAGAAGTTATATTAGATGAAGACCGACAAATAAAAGATTATAGTCCATATAAACGTATTAATCATTTTCGAGAATGGTTAAATCAATTTCAAGCAAAACAATCTCCTGATATTCCAGAAGAAGTATTCAAAGATATTATAAATGAATTAAATAAAAATAGAATTACTGATTTATCTATTTTAAATAGAACAAAAATGAAAGCAATATTAAAAAAACTAAATTATAATAGTTATTATGAACATGTTCATTATATAATAAATAAATTATCTAATTTACCTCCACCAAAAATAACTCGTGATATGGAACGTATTTTTATTAAAATGTTTAATAAAATTGAAGCATTGTGGCAACAATTTAAACCACCTGAACGTAAAAACTTTTTATCATATCCATATGTTTTATATAAATTTTGTGAATTACTTGAATTAGATCATTTATTACAATGTTTTCAATTGCATAAAGCTCATGATAAATTAATGGAAAATGATGAAATATGGTCTAAAATTTGCGAAGTATTGAATTGGGAATTTATATCTTCTTTTAAATAAATAATTATAAATAATAAAAATAATCTAATATTATATAATAAATGAATCATATATTATATAACATTGCAGTAATGATGTTGTTAATTGGTATAATCTTATTAACATCATATGTTACAAAAGCATATAATAAACCCATTAATAATCAAAATACAAAATGTAGTTTAGATAATAATGAAAAAGAACCAACAGTTGATGAAGTATATAAAATGAGACCCAGTAATATTTATAAAGTTATGTTTAACGAACCATCTATTTGGCAAGGATATCAAAGTTATTAAAAAGTTAATTATTTATAAAATAATAAAAATTATTTATAAAAATATTTTTGCTATATTCTGACCAGGCTCTACTAATATAGTTTATATACATGATTTAATGGATATTCCATTTTATTAAAACTATATAAGAGTATAATATTTATATTATTTATATAATGGATAATACTAAAAATAATATCGATAATTATAAATGCAATATATGTAATAAACTATATTCTAGCTATAAATCATTATGGAATCACACTAAAGAATTTCATAAAAATAATACACCTGATATTTCCAATGCTGTTTCCAATACTGTTTCCAATACTGTTTCCAATACTGTTTCCAATACTGTTTCCAA